GCTTTAACAATAGAACGAATGACTTACCAGCCGTAGCTGTAGGCATAGTGAACGTACAAGCCGTAGAAGCCGTCAAAGTAGCTGTCTGTACTGTACCGTTAGTCAGTGCAATAGTATTTGAGCTAGTAACAGTACCGATAGTTACAACAGACTCTACGTAGTTAGTGATTGTCGGATTATTGACAGTAGGAGACGTAGCAAATACGGCAGAACCTGATCCAGTTTCATCCGTTAACGCAGCCGCTAAATTAGCCGACGATGGAGTAGCCAATAATGTAGCTACACCAGTACCAAAGCCACTAACACCAGTCGCTACAGGCAAGCCAGTACAGTTAGTTAGCGTACCAGATGCCGGAGTACCTAGAGCACCACCAGTCTGGTATTTATCGCTATTAAGATTCGTAAAGTTTGCATCGACCTCTACATAACTAAGAGCCGAGCCTTTACCAGCACGAGTAACAATAGTAGACATAATTTACCCCTATGCCAAAGTTACTGAAAGATTCGTCGAAGTTATCTTAAATATATCTCCGTTAGCAATAGTCTTGCTGGTATCTAATGCTGAGTGATACAGAAGATTGCCAGACGTTACAGCATCACGAATACCAACATAAGTAATTGTTCCCCAATCAGCCGTAGCCTGTGGGAATTCAATCGCTGAACTATTAGAAGTCGCACCGTTAGAGGGTGAGCTAAACGTAATAGCCTGACGTACATACGAGCCACCAGTAATCTCAGTGCCTGTATCCGCATCAGTCGGATCGTTAGTGTACAAAGCTAAATAAGTGGTAGTTGGTGCAGTGTAGCTAGTAGCACGCAGAGTACCGTTAATTAGAGCGTTTTCCAAATAGTTGGACATTTCAGCCATGATTTACCTCACTGACATTGACATTGGTTGACCACCGTATTCACCATTTTGGTCGGCAGTGGAAATTGCTGTAATGCTACGATCATACAAAGCTGCCCATGTTTGAAGTCGTGCATCATTCATCAAATACGGTTCAGCCTCTCCCAATGCCGCATACAGCAAAGCATCAGGATAATTAGTTAAGAATACATTAACGATATTGCTATCCGATAGATAAGCAGGTTTGCCGTAATACAGCATCTGAATACTATAGGCATCATCAGGTATAGGAGCGAATTGAATCTCAGAAGCCAGGATCGTATAGTTCACTGGCTTACCTGAATCAGTTGTCCTAGCTGTGGCAAAGAATGAATTAGGTGATAAGTAAGTAACCGACGTAGCTGGAGTAGTTCTCAGATGTACGTCACGCATCTCTAGGAAGTCCGTAGGGAGACCAACAGTCTCATCACCACCTGTAGTAGTCGCACGTGCTACGACGAGCATCTGACGCGTTCTAAGGTCTCTACGGAGCCGTTCCTCAGCCAACTGGATAAAGTCCGGTATCTGTGAAGTCAGATCACTACGACCTAAGTAACTTGCTATCGTAGATTTTAACGAACTGTAATCCGTCATAACTATTTTCCTGAGTTGTGTCTCTCAACAGCCCCATCTTCTACATCATCCCATCGGTATTCATACGTACCAATGTGACCAATATGCTGAGACAGACTGTGATCTACATACGTTTGGAATCCAGCATCTAAAGCTTTGACGCAGAAGTGTACATCTTCGCCAATAATGCCTTTGCTGCCCCATCCAACGTCATACCACGGCTTTTTAGTAGCCTCGAATACTTCTTTGCGAATCATTACTACGCCACCACCGACAGCAGTGCAAGGTTCTATACCTTCCTTGCCTTTAGAGTCTATTTTATGCCAAGCATGACTAATAATGTTGCCATTTTCGTCTTTATCTACATCTAAATTCAATGCTGTAGGCAGAGTAGGCTTACGTCTAGTTACCGCATTAACCCCGACAATAGGAACATCCCTGCTTAACAATATATCTATCGTATCGCTAGGAAACCGCATATCTGAGTCAATAAACAGTATTACGTCACAACCATCAGCTAACGCAGCCTCAACCAGCTTTTCTCGCTGATCGAATATTAACGTACCTGCCATTGTGTATAACTTGAGTCCATGCTCACCCGTACCACAGCGAAACTTAGAATCACGTCCTACCATCTTCGCAAAGTCAAACGCGAATCCTGTATGAACCTCGTCACGTGCTGGAACACATACACCAACTGTTATACCCATTAGATACTCCTAGCAAATTGTCCATGATATTTACTTCTAGCCTCTACTGCAACTAAATCAGCTAGTTCAAAATCATCAAATAAACCTAAATGTTTACTTTTACCATCAAGTGCAATTCTTACCTGCCATTTTCCCGATGGTTTATGCAAATAAACATTCTTTGCGCCAGAAGTATTCTTTATATTCTTGCCAATATTTCTTAAATTCTCAAACCTTGTTGCTTCTCTTAGATTACATATTCTATTGTCAGACTTATCGCCATTTATATGATCTAAATGAAGTTTAGGCATTTCGCCATATACATACAGCCAAGCTAGCCTGTGTGCATAATAAGCCTTGCCATTTATTTCAATTCTTGTATATCCAGAATCATTAAATCCAACTTTGTCGGTTGAATCTATTTTACTGAATACGCCAGTAGTTTCGTCGTATGAATATTTAGACAACAAGTAATCGTGAGTAATCATATAGTTCCGCGATATACTTTCCATTGTGCATTATCAGAGCTATTGAGCCATTTAGCAAACGCTACATCATCAATGATAGTAAAGCCTCGCATAACACCCTTTTTATTCAAGTCATCAATGACTGTAAAAGGTATCCTGGCTACGTGGTGCAAATCTTTAATGTGTCCGAGTCTTGCCTTATCTGCTTCCCTGATATGGTTGTTACTGTCTAATATCTCAGTAACGTCCTGTTTAGTCTCGATGATAATGCCACCATCACCGTCAGCGTGCACAACCTGTTGTCTATAGTCCATAAGTCCTCGTAAACGCCCTCAGAGACGAATCCCTGAGGGCTATTCAATTACAGTGCCATATTTAAGTCAGCAATGATGCCATGAGCAGCTTCATTCTTAACTTCCAATGTGCACTCAACCAGAATCTGAGTCTTATCAGCATCACCAGCTTTTGCAAGCTCGTTAGTCATGAATGGACGCAGATACGCAATTGCAGCATACTCAGGATCAAGTACCAGAGCATCACGTGTACGCATGAAAATATTGGGAACCACGCTCATTGAACCAAAATCGCTCAAATAAACGTCTGCCGCGCCGACGATAGTTGCTTGAGCACCACCATTGCCACCATTGACGTTATAACGATAAGCCGACAGACCTGTAAAGCTAGATACCTTCTGTTTACCAGTAGCACCAACCATCAGAATCTTAGGAGTACCGCCCGAAGCAAACACCTCAGCTACTACCTCTTTCAGCAGAGCCTCAGTAAAGGTACGAGTGTTACCGTCTGTACGTGTCGATACACCGATAGTAGTTGGATCACCACCGTTAGTCTGAGCAGACGAATTGGTTTTAATCCATGACAACAACGAACCCATCTTACGAGCAGTAGAGTTAGTCGAACCAGCAGAACGACCTTGGTTAGCCAAGAGAATTGTCTCTAGGTCACGCTTTAGCTCCTGCGATGCCTTAGCTAATTGATAAGCTTTTTCAGATTTTCTGCCTGCTTTGTTAACAGAATCCAAAGTACCAGAGACTTTGATAGTCTTTTGCAGAATCTGAGTGTAGTTACCCAAACGAGTTGTTGGTGTCAAAGTAGCATCGGATGCGTCTGCCCCCTCCACCGCCGCATTGTTTGTTGTCGCACTGGCAAGAGTATCCGTTTGCCATTCGTGATAAACAGCCGTAGCCTTAGTCTTACCGATAGAACTCATGAATGGAGTAGTAGTCGGGGAGATATCATAGATGATATCTGTCAAATCTTCACGCTGACCAATAGCGTCATAAGCATTATAAATAGCCATGATTTAATTCCTTATAAAAAGCGTTCAAATACACTTGCCGCATCGCGGATACTTCCGCTTGATCTAGCTCGTGCCTTAAGTTTTTTCATTTCTTCAGCATTACTATCTCTAGGTTTGCTTACGCCTGACTTAATCGCTTTAGGAGCCTCGTTCACCTTCTTGGTTATAGCTGGCTTACTTGCGACTAACTTGTCGTACTGCATAGCCTTATAAAGAGTTAGTACTGCACGACTATCATAGACAGCCGCTAATTCGTTATCAGAGAACCCAATCTGCTTACCAAAGGCACGAATATCATTTCTAATCGTTTCACCTTTAGCCGGATCAGTAAATTCAGGAATAAAGCTAGACAATTTCTGCATTTCCTCAGCCACTACGGACTGCATCTGTGCCTGTCTATCCTGCTCCTGTTGCTGATTAATTCGTGATCTCTCAGCTTGTACAGCAGCCAGTTGCTTGTCTTTCTGAATCATCTCAGCTACCTTGACACTGTACCCAATAGGATCAGTCTCTTTCAGGTAATCGAGATTTTCCTCTTGCTGAGGAGCTAGCATTTGCTCAATCATCTCTAGCCTTTGCGCGTACGTATCACGCATTGCTTTAGCTTCTTGAACTGCTTGACGCTCTGCCTCTACGGCTTTGCGATCCTCTGCTACTGCTTGCGATTTCTTGGTGTAATCCGTGCCAAGTTGATAAGACTTGATAAGCTCATCAAGCGTTACCTCACGTTCTTCTCCGGCTGCTTTAACCAGATACGTGGGCTGCTCTTGCTCCTCACCGTCATCATCTTGTTCTACCTCAGACTCATAGTCTGATTCGGCATCGCTTTCGTTAGCTTCTGAAGCGGATTCTGGTTGTTCCTTATCGGAGCCATCTTCCCGATCCATCATGCTCAAGAAAGCGTTAGCTGCACCTTCTACCGTTAACTCACCACTACCTTCCGGTGTCGTGTTCTGAGTATCGCTCATTAATGTTTCCTTAATTATATCGGGAACCGCCCGATCCGGACTACAAAATCTTTAACTTTTTTTGGTCAATTAGCTTTTGATCCGCTAATCCCTGTACATAATTATCAATAGACTCAAGCACCCTAATTCGTAGATATGCTTGCTCACGTGTCTCTGTATCCGAATAATCGCTATTGAGGAACTTAGCTAACTCTACGCCTCGTAGCTCCTCCATCATTTCAATGAAGTAATCATCTCTCAATAGGTTTAATGCCCATTCGGTTCTGTTCATTGACCTAATAATCCCATAGGAATACGCATTTCATTCTGAGCAGCAAACGGACTTAATCCCATCTGTCTACGCGATTCAGCCCACATTTCAGCCTTATTATATATATCGTTAGTAGGTTGATTGCCCTGTAACAAATGCTGTATTTCTTGCTGAGTTAATGTTGGAACAAGTAAAGGATAATGCCTACCTTGCTCATCAGTTGACGATATCTCAGTAGCAACCTGACCATCAGCAGCAGGTAATAAGCCAAAATAGCCTTTACCCTTCATCTCTAATG